CTCGAGCGCAGCGATGAATGCGTCGCTATCGTCGAAGACCTCGCGCTCGATATCAGCGACGTCGCGTAGGTCTGTCGCCCACTGATTCAAGAAGACGGTGTCCTCGAGGACCACGGCGACCTTGCTGCCGAGCCCGCCAACCCACATCATCGGTGCTTCGATGCGCGACCATGTGCCATCGTCACGGCGGAGTGAGAGCACGCCAGACAACAGGATGTTTGTGCACGGCTTACGATGCGAGCGACCGATGGCGACAGACTCTGCGGGCATATGGAGCTCGCGCGTGTAGATGCCCGGGGCGAAGTGATGAAGCACTGGCGCAGGAAGCTGTGGCGCAGCGATGAACGCGGCCTCAAGGTCGACAGCGGGCGTCGTCGAGAGGTCGAGCGTCGGTGCTTTGACGAGGTCGACGACGTCGATCATTCGAAATAGCCAATCGGCCAGACGGAGCCGCGCAGGGTGCCTGTCGCGGCGTTGCCAAAGTAGGATTGGATGATGTGCAGGAACGCACCGGGCGGCACGACGAGAGGGCCGCCCGTCAGGTCGACAGCGAACCCCGGCGCAACGGTGCCAGCGGGCGCGAGCGCGATGAACCCCTGCGAACCGGCGTTGACGCGCTTCGGCGACGACGTCGTCGTCGGACTCACTGCGTCTACCGTCGCCAGCGTCGCCGCCGTCGAGCCAACACCGATGATCCACTCGAGATGCGTGTACGTCGCACCGAGTACCGCGCTGACGACCGTCTCACCGATGCGCAGTCCGGTGATGATCAAGTCGCGACCGGGGATCGCCGCCGTGCCTGCCGGATTCTGGTAGCTGAAAAGCGGATAGTGGACGTCCGCGACGGTCGCGAGACCGGACGTACCAGCGGGCAACGGCGATGCCGAGATCCACTTGCCGCCGATGGCGTTGATTGCAGGCGCGGTGTTCGCCGTGAACGTTGGTGCGGCGAGCGCTGTGATACCCGAGTTCGACGTTGCTGCGACGGCGGTGCCGGTCTGCGTCTGGTAGCAACTGCCGCCGTTGGCGGCCATTGCTGTCGCCCAGTCGCGCGACGTATCGCCATCACCCATGAGGACGTTGACGAAGCCAACCTCGATGCGCCGGCCCGCGGATGCAGCACCGGTGTTGACCACGCGAAATTGCACAGGGAGCTGTGCCGACGCCGTGGGCGCGCCTTGGTTCGTCGGCGTCTTGATGTTGCCGGCGAGGATGTCGTTGATCCAGAAAAAGACTTCATCGTTGGCGACGACGATCGTGTACTTGTTCGTGTCTGTCGCCGCGTAGGTGCCAGTACCGCCACGCCCGACCACGTTCGTCGTCGTGATGTTGGTCGTGACCTCAACGCCAGCGAAGTTGACGACGCCCTGAAGCTGTCCGCCTGCGAGTCGCCGCCAGAAGACGCCATCGAGCGGGGTCGCGGTGCCGGTCATGAGACCGAGGCCCCATTCGCTCGTCGAGTTCGTCGACGAGGGATTGCCTTCGCGCAACTCCGTCTCGACGTGCAGCCCGAAGGTCCCGTAGAGCGGAAAGAACTTGCGCGTTGAAAGGTTGATGGTGTTCGTCGCGGCGACGGCGTTGGCGCTGTTGAGCACGCCAAACCCGCTGGCCTGCGCGTAGGTCATCACCGATGTCGTTTGAACGAATGCGTTACTGAGAATCGTTCCCGCAAATGGCTGGTTGAAAAGCAGCGAGTCGGTGCCGACGCGGAGACGGTAATCGTCGGTGACCTCCATCGCGCGCTGTAGCCGAGTAAGCACGGTGCCAGCATCAACCTCAGACGACGCACAGACGAAGCCCGCTTGTGTCTCGGTGATCGGGACGTTGACGCGCGCGTTGAATGTCGACGCGTCAACGTTGAGTTCGTTCGCTGTCGTCGTCGAAAGTGCGATCTTTGCGCCGGCCATGGTCAAACCCCAATACAGGAAAAGTCATAGGTCCCGCGGGCCTCTGACTGCGAATAGACGGTGAGAGTGAAGCCAACACCAGCGACGAGGGAACTGATGTACCATTCAAAGCCAAGCAGTCGCATCTCGTCGGGGTCAACCGACACGGGGACCATTGGCTGAGCAACGATCTCCGATGTTGCGGCGACCCATGCCTGCCCGACGACGACGACGCTGGCCTTGTCGGTGAACGATGCGCCGAAATTCACTGTTGCGGTGACGCTGTTGCCGCCCACGTTGATTGTGACGTCGGCGCTGTCGGTCCCGGCGTTGTCGGCGACGACGGCGCCTGAAACAAAGTTCAGGCGCCGTCGCGTTGATATCAGGCCTCCTGCTTGCGCAACCTCGACAGCATCGAGTTGCACGACGGTGCCTGTCTCGCGGACAACCTTCAGCTTGTTGGTGTTGTCCGCGAAGATGACCATCTGGTTGGCGATGGCGCCTGGGGCGAGGACACTCTCGTCGACTTCAATTAGTGGGGTGTGGACCTCAATGGCTGCCACCATCGTCGATGTCGATGTCGTCTTCGTCGTGCTGTTGTGCGTGAGGTTGCCGAATTTGAAAATGTCGCCGCCCGCCGTGACGCCGACGACCTTCTCAGTTGTTCCTGGATCTGCGACGAGCGTCGGCGTCACTGTGCTGGTGACGGTCCAGACGGTGCCGCCTCCGCTGACGGTGATGTCTCCATAGACGCCATCCGCAATGCCCGATGATGTCACGGTCCAAATGGTACCGCCGCCGCTGACCGTGACGTCGCCGTAGACGCCGTCAGGCGGAAGAGTGCCGGGGTTGTTCGCCCCCGCGATCAACAGCTCGATGACCCGCGTGGCTTGCGCATCACCCTTGGTGATGGCGTCGATCTGCGCGCGGGACAGGAAGAGCGTCGCCACGTCAGTGCTCCAACGGGGTCAAGGTGGCCACGAGGCGCATGACGGAGAGATTCGCCTCAGACGTCCATCGAAAGCGCTGGATGCGGTAGTTGCTCCAGCGGCCCTGTCGACGCCATTGCAGGCGCTTGCGGTCGTCGCCGACCATGCCGGCGCTGATGCTCTCGTCGAGAGACCATGTGCGGCCATTGGTGCTGTACGACGTCGAAATGCGCGGGTCAGCCGTCACGGCACAGCGGCCCGGAAGCCCGACGAGCTCGAGCATGTTGATCACGCCCCCGACACCACCAGTGAAAATCATGTTCGTCGAGACCTCGCACCGCACGGCGTCTCCCCAGTGCGAGCCAATGCTTCCGTCGAGGTGGCCGTAGATCCCCGTCGTCGGGTCAGCCACGTTCCAGCGGTCGTAGCACCATGTGAAGTAGCGCGCGCGGAACGTCGACGGCGTCTCCGACAGTGCGGATGAGAGCGTCGACCACACTGGTTGCCCGAGATGCGATGACGCCGTGAAATCAAACAGCATCGTTCGGTCGGGCAGGTGAATGTAGAGGTACTGGTGTGCAGCGTCGATGCGACTCTCGACAACCACATCAGCAAGTTGCGTCTCGGGGATGGTAGCAAGCAAGTATTCGATCTCGTCGGTGCTGATCTTCTCCGTGCTGCCGCCCGCAGCAAGGTAGATGGCTGGCGCTTCGTTGGGTCCGCTGCCGAGGAAGGCGATGCGATCGAGGAAGAGACAGCAAGCGTGCGTGCCGATGACACCGCGCTGCACCTGTGCGCCGGGGATCGTAGCGAGCGGGAAATCACTGCCACCGACGTTGGAGAAAACCTCGATCGTCACGCGACCGAGCGCGTTGATCTCGTTGCGCGTTCGCAATAGTGCAACGAGTGGGTCAGGGGAACTCTCGGGGTTCGCATAGTCAAATGGGCGGATGACCGTCGGGTCAAGCAGCGATGTCGTGACGATGAATTCACCGTCGGTGCTGACGAAGTAGCCGCCGAGCCATTCGATGTCGAGGCAGACACCAAGACGAGCGTCGGTCACCTCGGTCAACGTCGAGAGATCCCAGTAGTAGAGCCGTCCGCCGCTTGCGATAGCGAGGCGCTCAAAGCTGTTGACCATCGTGACGGGTCCACCTGCGGCGACGGTCCCGAGGACGGTGCGCGTTCCGTCGGCAGCCTGCGAGCCAAACTCAGTGCCGGCGACGTAGAACAGCGTGTTCTTCTCTGACCACGCGTAGAGCCCGCGCGTGACGGCGCTGCCCGTGCCTTGCGAGACGATGCCATCGTGCGGGCGCAGATAGCCGCCACTGACGCCGTTGTCGCCTGCGACGGCGACGAGGTTGACAGGGTACGCAGTGCGCACGTCGGGGACTGCATCGGTGAAGACGCCCGCGAGGATCGGGATGGGGCGCTTCTCACCCATGGATCAGCCAACTTTCCATGTCACAGCAACAGCGTCGTAGAAAACGGGAACAATGGACGAGCCGCCCGCAGCGGCGTTGCTGTTAAACGTCGTGACGGACGCATTGGTCTGCGTCCCACGACAGCCCGTACCAAACCCTGAGGTTATCCGTGCAGCCTCAAGCGCAGCCAATGTTCCCGCGCCGATGACGGGTGTGGTCAGCGAAACACTTGCGAAAGTCCGAGTTGGGTCAGACGCCACGACGGGGAATGCGTTAGTCTTTAACACACCCGTGCCCTTGCCTTTGACGTCAATGTCAAGGTTGGTGTCATCACCACGTGCGGTGATCGACGGCGAGAACCCGGTAACAGCTTGGGTCACCGAGATGTGATTAGCGGCGCCAGCCACAGCGCTGAGTTCGATGACTTCATTGCCAAGTCGATCGATGATGGTGCTGATGGCGAGGCTGTTGTAGGTCGTCGTCGACAGTGCGACCTGATACCAAGTCAGGTTCGCTGCGTTGTAGCGCACGGTGAACGATGCGTTCGCGCTCACCCTCGTCGGGAATGTGGCAACGGTCGCACCGGAAGCCGTCACGGTGAGTGCCGTGAGTTCCTGTGAGGTTGAGACCATGATCGTCTGACCATCCACCGCGCTTGCAACCGGAGGCAGCGTGATCGTGAGCGTCGCCAGTGTCGCCGCCGGCGTCATGATCAACCACACGCTCGTCGACACTGACCCGATCGCGCGTGTGTCACCCGAAACGGGAACAACGGCTTGCACTGTGAACGTCGGCGACGTGAACGTCGACTGGAAGAACGTCAACAGCTTCGCCAACGTCGCTTGGTACGACGTCCCGCCACCGTTCGGCGCGTATGGGATGACGTCGTTCGACGTCATCGCATCAGTGGTCGTCGGCAGTGTGTTGATGGGCATCGTGAGACCTCAGAAATCGAATTCGCTGTCATCGCCGATCGTGGTGTTCGGCGTGGTCGGCAGCACGAAGGGTGAAGGAATCGGACCACGGTCAGGACGCGTTCCAGCGCCCAGCGGAGTGCCAGCACGCGTCCGCCGCGTCGGAGGCACGGTCAGCACTGAAACGAGCGCTGCTTTTGATTGTGCGGCGTTTCGCATGGTCGCCACGTTGATGGTCACGCCATACGACGGTGCAAGCTCAATCGCGAGGTTCGTTCGGATGGCGCGGTTCGCGTTCGCGGGCGTGTTCGTTTTTGCGTCAGGATCGACGGGCGTGCTGTTGCTGCCCGGCCACCCCAGGTGAATGCCCTCGGAATCCCAAGCGAGCATCATGGCATCGAGAATCGCAGCGCCGTCCTCGGTCTCCTTGGCAGAGATGTCGACGTCGTTCTTTGCGATCCCCAGCTCAGTCAGAGCCAGCATGATGTATCCGCGCTTGGAGATTCCCAAAGGTCAGCCTCGCGCTTTCTCGATGAGAGCGATCAGACGGTCTTTGCCCAGACGACCGTCATAGCCGTCGAGGTCCTTTGCCAATGCCTTGAGGTCGTCGATCTCGAGCGTCTTCAAGTCAACAACCTCGTCGACAACGACAACGGGAGCGTTCGACGGCTCATCATTCTCAGCGGCCTCGACAACCTCGTCGACAACGATGGTGGCAGGCGGCAAATCAACAGACTTCGCCGTGATGGACTCGACGAGCGACGCGCTCCAGCCGTCAGCAAGCGCAGCCGCGTGCTCAGAGGCGCCAGACACGCCGAGGCAGTCGTACGACGTGCTCATGCCGTCGACAGGCGTGCCGGGAAATCGACCCGGCGAGCGATAGACGATGGTGGGGAAAGTCGGAGCATCCATCTCAGCACATTCCGTCGTACTTGGACTTGCCTTTGCCGCTCTTGTCTTTGCCTTTTTTGGCGAACGGGTTGGGCTTCTTCGCGGCGGGCTTCGACGGGGCTTTCTTGCTGGCCATGGTGTGCTCCTGTGGGCTGCGTGACGTGGAGATGGTGGGGCTTTTTTGGCTGACCCCAAGCGCTGCCCCTAGGGGCGGGACATCAGGTCACCGGGCGAGCCATGGCCTGCGTGACGAAGGTTCCGACGCCAGCCGCGGTCACGCTGATGAGCGTGGTGCGGCAGGCGACGCTGGTGAGCGTCGGGCAGTCGACGGCGTTGGCCGCACCACCGACGAGGGTGTGATCGGTGTTGAGCGCCAAGGACAGCAAGTTCGCGCCGGTGTTGGTCAGGGTCCAGTCGAAATACTCGCCGGGGAGCCACGTGGTCGCCGCGTAGAGCAGCGTGCCGGTGGGGACCGTGAGGACGACGGCGGCAGCGGTCGTCGACGTGATGCGACCATTGAGCAGTTGCGCCGGCGTGATCGGGTTGGTCGTGACGTTGATGGCAATCGCAGCGACCTGCGTGCCGCTCTGCGCCTGACCCTGCTTGACGACGGGAGCGGTCCCGTCTTCGCAGTAGGCGACCTGACCGCCGTAGCAGTCGACTTCGACCACCGCACCGTTGGCGAAGGTCGACGACGTGAACGCGAGGCCGTTGGCGGGACGATCGACGAGCTCGATGGGCGACGTCGGGAAGTTGGTGAAGCCAGACAGCTGGGTCACCTTGAAGGCACCTTGCGAGTAGACTGAGATGGCCTCGCCAGCGGTGAGCGTGAACTGACGAGTCGAGAACGCGGGAACGATGTTGCTCATGTGGGGACTCCGAGAGGGTGAGAAGACAAAGAGAAGAGAAACGAGGGCGCCACACCAGCAGCGCCCTCGTCGTCGTTCAGGTCTGGCTGAACATCACGATGCCGCACTGGTCGGGTGCCGGCAGATTGACGCCGAAGAACACGTCCCAGCGGTACTTCGTCTTGCCGGTGTTGATGTCGGTGAATTCCATCATGCGCATCTGGATGCCGTTGCGCGTCTCGCCGTAGAGCACCTTGGCGCCGCTGCCGGTCTCGTTCTGCAAACGGCCCGGGATGATCTTCAGCGCGCCCACGCGAAAGAACGGGTTCATTGGAGCGGTGACGGTGTTCAGGAACGTCACGCCTGCGGTCGCCGACGCCGTCGGGATGGAGCAGTTCTGGTATTGCACCGCGGCCTGCTCGCCGTTCGCCGCCGAGATCAGCGGCGGCGAGATGATGGCCGTCGTCGCCGAGACAAAAGTCTTGAGGCGGAACGTCTTCAAATCAGGCAGCTGCTCCTTCGTGATCGGGTGGACCTCGAACACACCAGCGATCGTGAAGGCCGAGCCCTCCATCGCCGCGGTGATGGCCGTGCCGTTGAAGGTCATCAGCTGGTAGCGGTTGTCGACGTTGCCAATCTGGCCCGTCGCAGCAGCGCTGACGGTCGTCGGCACGTAGATGTTGACGCCGGCCGCGAGGGTCGTCGCCTGCACGCCGGCAGTGACGTTCGCCGTGAGCGAGCGTGCGTAGTCGAGCTTGATATGGTCGATGCTTGAGAGTTCGCCAACATCGGCGCGACGGAGGGCAGCCACCGAGGTGCTGTTATCGAAGCTGCGCGATGCCTTCTGGAGGTCGCTGGCGTATCCGCGGTAGACGGACGGAGCAAGCACCTGGATGCGGTTGTCGGGATCGATGCCGAGCTGGTCCATGCGCGAGGCGATCGTGGCGGCGTCATCGAAGCCCGTCGGCGCGCCGGTGCGCTTGATGAAAATGGTCGACTCGAGCGAGAGCGTGCGAAGAGCGCGAACGTTGACGACGCTCGACAACTTCTGCGCCGCGGCCTGGCCGAAGTTCTTTTGACGAAGCTGGTCGCGCATTTCCTTGTCGGAGAGGATCAGCGCAACGTGCTCCTGCTGGTCGAGCACGGCGGGCACGACGAGTTCGTTGGGCTCTTTGAAGTCGAGGGTCGCGTCGGAGCCTGACTGCGAAGAAACGATCTGCGGGACAGGCAGCCAGACGATGTCGCCTTGGCGCGCCATGTTGGTCTGATCGTTCTGATAGATCTCAGAGACCTGAGACATCGCAAGCTGATCATCCAGCATCGCGACGGCGTTGTCGAAAGCAACCTTGACTTCACGGGGAAACTGACCGGCCATGTATCACTTCTTTTTCTGACTCTTCTCTCGCAGGTATTTTTGAACTGGCGATCGGTCGCCCGTCTTGTCTGCTTGTTCTTCGAGTCGTTCGAGGGTTCTGTCTTTGAGCGCCGCACCGCCGCTGTTGCCGCGGACGACGGACTCGGGAGGGTTCGGGGGCTTGCGCTTGTCGATGATTTCTGTACGCCGCTCTTCATCAAGAAGAGCGGCGTGGAAGTCGAACGGGTCGGTGATGGCCGCGAGCCGACGAAGTTTCACAATATCTTTTCCGAGGCCGTAGACGAGTGCCGCTGTCTTTTTGGTCTTCTGCAGCAGGATGACCTGTTGCTCGTGGGTGAAAGCGGCTGAGACGACGTCTTGCTTTTGCTTGAAATCGGATTTGCCGAGCTTTTCGATCTTGGTCCGATAGCTCGCGGCGAGTGCCTCGCTCTTCGCTTTGATCTCGCTCTGAGCAGCGTCGTAGGCATCGTTCGCCTTCGCCCACTTCACCAGTGCATCAGCCAGCTTGTTCTCGTCGCCGTCGAAGTCTTTGAGAGCGGGTCGGTCACCGGGCTTCTCGATCTTCGGGGCGGCGGGGGCTGGAGCGACTCGGGCGCGGAGTTCGTCTCGCTCGCGCTCGGCTTGCTTCTTCTCGGCCTTCAGCTTCTTCCAAGCCTCGCCCGCTTTCGGGTCGTCGTTGGCGGGAAGGTCGCTGTCGTCTTCCTCGTCCTCGTCGTCACCGAGGGTTACGACAAGGGCGGTTTCGGCGTCGGGCTTCTCTGCGTCGTCGTCTGCGTCGTCTGTGTCCTCGGAGTCTCCACCTTCGTCGACGTCAGATCCTTCGTCTGACGTCTCGACCTCGTCGGTCGTGGTTTCATCAGTGTCGGCGTCGAGGGCATCGGCATCAACGGTCATCGGGTGTCCTTGCTCGCTGTGGTGAATCGGGCCAGCGCAGCCCGCACCGACACCCTACCGCGGCGGTACCCCATCGCGCAAGTCGTTGTGCACTATGATGCACACCTGCCTTGATGCGGGCTGTGGTAGTGCTCGAGCATGAAGCTCACCGAAGAGGAGCGGGCCGAGTTGCTCGCGTCCAATGTATCGCGAGACCTCGTCGAGCGCGTTCTTGATCGGATGGCGCGGCTTGAGAGTGCTCTTGAGTCCGCCATCGCTGAAGCCTACGTGTCCGACGAGCGAGAGTGCCCTTGTTGTTTCGGTGAATGGCGTTTCGGTTTTGGCGGTGGTCACGACGGCTTCAACCATGGCGCCGAATGCGAGGCGGTTGCGCTTGGCCTTGATGCGATGGCGTGGACACCTGGCACCAAGTAACCTCGTCGACGCGCGGACCCTGCGCAAGTCGACAAGGAAAAGCCCCGCATCGCTGCGAGGCTTGGAAACGTGGTCTCTCCCACCGTCACGCTTGAGTCTCGGGGTCTCACTCCCTCAGATCGTTCGGCCGCGTTTCCGTTCCGGACCCTGCCGATGAGCGCGGCAGTCAGGTCTAGTGGTGGGTTGTCAGGGAGTCGAACCCCATCGGCCGAAGCAGCACGTCTACAGCGTGCCCCGCGTCCCTAGCGGACTACCAACCCAAGGTCCGAGGCTTCGGCACCGACGATGACGTCTTCACGATCGTGGCCTCGGTTGTCTTCGACGCACATGGCCGTCGAAACCCCTATCGCAACCCTGCCACACTCCACGCCGTCAGGGCAAGAAAAAGCCCACCGTGTGAGGATGGGCTTTTCCCTGACGGGCCAACACGCAGAGCCGCGAATTTCACGGATGCATGAAGTGCCCTCACCTTGCCATGCCGGGCGGCATCTGTCCAGCAACATGCAACGGCGGGGGTTTGAGCGCGTTGTGGACGCTCACCTTGGCGTCGACGCCCGTCTTGTGCGCCTCGGACAGCTTTTGCACGGTGCTCGCCTCGGTCTCTTTGACTTTCGCCAGCGAGAGCTGCGTATCTGCCAGCGCTTTGCCTGCAAGCGCGGCCTCTTTCTGTGCCGCGGCGTTTTGCAAGGTCTCGACGGAGTTGGGCTGACCCGCGGCGGCTTGTGCCTTCTCAGCGAGTTTGGCTTGTTCTTCTTTGGTGGGCTTGCCGACGCCCATCTCGAGGAGCTTCATCCGCGCGTAGTCGTTCGTCGGGCCCATGCCCTCGCCGGTGGCGTGCGCGAGGATGTTCCACGTGATGAGGTTGCGCGCGTCAGCCTGCTCGGGCGGGAGCACGGCGAGAAGCGCGGTGTTTTCGCGTGCGATGGCCTGCTTCTGCGTGTCGCTTGAGGGCCCAACGTTGACGACGACGTCATACTTGCCGCGGCTGAGATCGTAGACGCCGTCGAGCATCAAGGTGCCATCTTCGCTGACGCCGGGTTCGCCGAGGGTGATGCTTGAGCGCGTCTTGCCGTCTGCGCCGATGCCTTTGAGAACACGACCTTCCTCGACGTAGACCTCTTGGGCCATGTACCACCAGATGAGGCCCGAGAACTGGACACCGATGGCGTAGTTGTCGAGGTAGATCTGTGTCGTGGCGTCGAGGTGACGCTGGATCATGTCGACGGCTTTGCCGGAGATGTTCGAGATCATCTTGTCGCCCTGCTCCTGCGAGCCGAGCAACTCCTTGAGATCAACGCCGACGAACTGAAGCATTGCAGCAAGCGCCTGCGGCAACGGCGGGGGCTCAATGAATCCGAGCGGGCCCGGCTGCGCTGCGATGGTGCCAGTGACGGGGTCAAGCAGCGGGTCAGCAATCAGGAACGGGACCTTCTCGCCGTTGGCATAGCGAGTCCATGACTCCATGTGGTTTTTGATCTGTTGCGCGGCGAAGATGGGCACGCGGTCAGGCGGTGCGGCGCAGACCTCGAAGAGCCACGACACGAGCGCGTTAAACGCCCGCTGCGCGTCTTTCGCCTTGCGGACGTGTCCACGCCAGCGCTCCTTCTTGTCGATGAAGCTGCGCTCGGCGTAGACGACGACGATGGGGATGTAATAGCCGGAGACGTTCTCCTCTTTCAGGATGCGCGAGCCGCTCATCGTGTACTTCTTGATGCGCCGACGAATGCGCGTCTTCGTCTCGACGATCTCATTGCCCAACGTCAGAAGCTGGCGCAACGCTTCCGGACCTTCGCCAGCCTCGGGATCTTCGTCCTCGTCATCAGGCTCAAAGTCTTCAACGGGACGCTCAAACACGTCACCGACGACGTTCCGGAACACGTAGAAGTCTTCCGGCTCTTCGTCGACGACGAAGTATTCGGCGATCTGCACGGTCTGCGGCGTGTACCAAGCCCATCCGAGCCGCGAGGTCTTAATGGAGTCATCCCACGTCGACGGGTCTTCGCCGTACAGATGCTTGTAGCGCTTCGGCGTCATCGTCGTCAGCAGCCACGCTCGCATGGCATCGCTCTTGTTCTGCTCCTTGCAGTCGAGCGGGAAGTACACCGACGACTCAGGATCAACGATGGCCTCCATGCGGACGCGTTGCTCGTCGTTCTTCGGATCCGTCGGGTCAGCAGGCACCGTGCGCAAGCGCCATGCGCCCATGCCGCCCTTGAACATGTCGCCGGACGCGTTGGCGTCAACCTGCTTGATGTGACTGTCGTACTCGTCGGCGCGGTAGAGCCTCGCCAGCGCATCAGCGAGCTCGTCTGACGGTGCTCCGTTCGTCGGAGCAAACGACACCGTGGGGCGGTTCGATCGAAAGTCACCCTCGAGGCGCGCGATGCTGTTCGCCAGCTTGTTGAACTCCAGGCGCGGCCGCGTATCGTCTTCTTCGACGAGGCCTGCCCACTGCTCACCGGCGCTGTCGTTGAAAAGCCGGTCATTCAGCGACATCACGCGGTCGTCGAAAGAGGCGGCTTGCACCTCATCGAACTCAAGGCGCGACTCTTCGTGAATGCGTGACCAGCGCGCGGACTTGCTTTCTCGGGGCATCGGTGAACCTCTGTGACCCGCAGCCTAGCGCAGTTTCTTGCCCCTTGACAGAGGCAGTCACCGTCGCGTAGCGGTGTTGAAGCGTGACGTCACTGTCGGCATGACGACAGGCGCCGACGGTCTCTCGCCCATCCCTCGCCGCATGGCCTCCGTCGCGTACCTGAGTGCATGGATGACGTGCGGATGAAACGCTTTGTCGTCGGGCTCTGACGTGATCATGGGGCGCCGCGTGTGCGGGTCGATGACGTCGTGGTTGACCTTGAAGCTGTAGCAGGCGAGTTCTTCGATCAGCACCTTGCAGCTCGGGCTGACGTGAATCGTGTAGCCCTTCAAGAAGTCGAGGCCTGCCTTGACGCTGTTCTTGCCCTTCACGGCGCCGACGATCTTGAAGCCCTTGCCGCGCATGTGGGCAATCATCTGGTTGTTCTCGCTATCGGCCACGATGGTGTGGCGCATGACGTCAGGCATCGACATGAAGAACGTCGGCATGTCGTCAGGCAGCACGCCGAGCGCCACCGATTCAGCATCGACAAACATCTTTTTGCCTTCGATCCAGCAACGCACCAGCGCCGACGGGTCCGGCGAGAAGCCCCAATCGGCACCATAGAGAAGCGGGGCGTTGCTCGGAGGCTCGAGGTCGCCGTCAGGCAACACAACCCAGTGCACGCCGTGCTTGAAGATCGACGCCTCGGATGCGCTCTCGTACTCACCGAGCCAGACGTGGCGAAACTTGTCGGGGTCGCGCGCGCGGTCGTACTCCATCTCTTGGCGGAGCACGTCGGGAAACCACGGATTGTCCATCCAGTTGACCTGAACGACGACGCTGTCAGTCGGAGGCGTCGCGCACCTCAGCAGCACGTCGATGGGGTCACCTGGCTTCGATGGATTCCACGCAAACCAGAGCTCGCTGCCGGGCTTGCGGATGGTCGGACGCAGCAGATCGAGGGAGCGTTGTGAGAGCGCCTGCGCTTCTTCGACAAACGCCACGTCGTAGTTCGCATAGCTCTTGATGCTGTCGGCGGTGTGGTCCTGCATGCCGACGAACGTGATGATGCCCGAGCCGCCACGTCGGAGAATCGTCGAGCGCTGCACATCGAACAAATCCCCGAGGTCGTGCTTCTCGATGATGAGCTCGATGATTCGCTTGACGCTGTCGGCCAGCGAATTCTGCGTCTGCCGCACGCAAAGAACCGAGTAGTTCGGGTCTGCGACCATGTTCTCGACGAGGAGCCCGGCGAAGAACTCAGACTTGCCGCCACCTCGACCACCCCACGCACCCTTGTAGCGGGCAGGCTGCAGCAGAGGCAGCGCCCACGCGGGTGTCTGGATGTCGAGGGCGCGGGTCACCTGCTAGTTCTCCTTCGGCGTCGACGTCACAGCGACCTCAGTGACCGGCTCGAACCCAGGCGGCACCACGACGGTGCGCGTGATCTTCTCCACCGTGGTCTTCGTCTCGAGCTCGATCTCTTCCTTCACCTTGCCGTAGCGCCGGTCGATGATCTTGTGGGCCGAAGCCTCACGCAACGGCAACGGCGCGTTCTGCGCCATGTCCTTGCGGGCCTGCAACGTCTCATCGGTATCCCCGATGAGCTCGACCACGTGGCCCGTGCCGGCTGCGACCACCATGGCCAAGGCGTACTCGGCGATGATCTCGCGCTTGTACCAGTCGGGCAGCTGGATCTTGCCTTTGCTGTTCTGGTTGCCAGCCTTGAACTGCGTGGCCTTGTTGCTCTTTTCGTCGCTCATCGTTTCCTCCAAGAGCGCCGCAGCGCTGCCAGTGTCATCGTCGAGATCTTGCGCTGTCGGCTTGATGCCGTAGCGGCCTCGGATGTAGGCGTTCACCATGCGCTGCTCAGATGGCAGCGCAAACGAGTCGTAGACGACAATCTCGGCGACTCTCCATTCGCTCTGCATGCGGTCGAGCGCAACGCGCCCATCCGTTCCCTCAAAAATGCTCACTTCTTCACCTCATTCTGGTCGAGCGTATCAGCATCGCCGTCGTCGAGCACGGGGGCTTTGGGTTTGTCGGTGCCCCACACCATGCGCGCCTCGGCAACGTAAGCGCCGAGGTTCCACATCATCGCAGCAGGCGAGCGGTCGAGCATCGCGCACACGGGACAGTTCAGGTCGTTGCACCACGACACAGCGTCACCTCGTCTTCTTCGTTCATGCGGTGAACCGCAATGCGGCCTTATCGACAACGCGTTTTTCCTCGTCGCTGTTGCCCCATTCGAGCGCCTGCCAGCGATACAGCTCGATTGGCTCGTCTTGCTCGATGATGTCGGCAATGGCGCGCGCACACTTCGCAGCGACCTCAATCGCGCCGTCGAGCGTGCCCCAGCCATTCGGCGGCTCCAACGCGATGAAGTCCTGACGTGCCGACGTCATCGCCTTGTGTGCCGACGTCCACATCTCCAGAGCCTCGGGCAGCGGCATCATCATGCCCTGCTTGAATCGCCCGCCAGTCGCCCTGCGGAAGATGTCGCCGAGATTGTAGGTCGGGTTGCCGAGATAACGACTGAACGTTTGCTCCTGTCGGCCACAGGCACAGGCGTGCTTCTCGCGTTCTTCAGTGACAGCAAAATCGTAGCTCACATCCACCTCGGTTCGTCTGTTTCTTCGTCTTCGTCCCAGCACATCGTGCCCAGCGCGTACACCCCCGCAAGACATGCGACGGCAAAGCACGCAAAGGCCACAACTCCAGTCAGCACCACGGCGATCATCCGTCCCTCGTTTCAGTATGTGATGAGGCACCGTCAACCGGAACGTGAAAGGCTTTCACAATCGTTCTCGGCTCTTTGGAATACACCTTTCGCACCGTGACGAAGGCAACCTGCGCGTCGTCGTTCCAGACCAAGCCGTTGAGGCAGTCGCACACCAGCTTCAGCAGGTTATCCGCATCCGGACGCGACGTGTGCCAGCTTCCCTCGCTCTGGTGCGCCTTGGGCTTGGCAGGCATGGGCATGCAAAACACCACATCGAGCCCCAATGGCCCTGCAAGCGGCAGCAGGTGTTCCGACCCGCGGAGGGACACAGCAGCGCTCCTGGTGAATCGTAGCGCGGCCTCGCGGGTCTTCTCAGGGGTCCGGACCTTCCCGCCACCGAACACCGGGCGACCCTTGGCGATGGGATCACCGAGCACGACGAACTCGATCAACGTGCACACTCCTGTTTTGCCGCATCCCGCTGCGCCCGGAACACCATCGCCATGGTCAGGCTGCAACCCGCCACGACGAAGGCAACAACGGCCATCAACAGCAGGCGAGACGATTCCTGCCGCGCCTGTTGCTCGCGTGCTTGGGCTTTGACGACGTTGATGTTCACGGCTTCACCTTTGCCAGTTCTGCGACGGCAACCGCGCGGTCAAGCTGGTTCATGGAATACCAGCGCTCATCCTGCGCCGACAGCCATGCGTCGTCAGGGTCGTCCGCCACCGACTCGCCAGCAACCGCCGCGATGTAGGCCACGCGCGCAGCGGCCGACTTGGCGGGATCCTCGCGAGCAATGCGACACCGCTCGTGCCACGTCGTCACTGTCGCCTCGATTGGTTTTCCTGCGTTCACTCCTCACCCCTTCCCAACGTCTCCAGAAACGCCACGTCGACCTTGTGGGCGTAGATGGCGCGGATGCGGTCGACTCCCAAGTCTCGGCGGAGCTTGCGTGGGAGTGCCCGACGGCCCTCTTTGCGCAACACAGCCTTCGCGTTGTGGACGGTCTGCACTGAGCACCCAAGCTCCGCCGCAGTCACTTCCGACCTTCGATCAAACAGCGTTTCGTCGGTCATGGCTCTGATTTTGTCGATGTATGGCATCCGGTTTGACTATCAAGGAATCCCGATCCCATGCAAGCAAAATCTCAAACTTCCCAAATCCGCCCGAATCCACTGGTTGGCACGACACGTGAAGTACAGTCACCGATTTCTTCGCTCGTCCGCCGTAATGTGCCCCTTTCAGAAGAAAGGGGGGCATTACGCTAGCGGCCACGCCTGCCCCGGTAACGATTACAGCCCGATTACGGCTACGTTACGACGTTACGACCGAGCGATCGTCAGGGCAGTTGCGTGATCTGGATCACATACGATCCAGCCGTGTTCGTGCGCCGCAAGGTATCCCGCGGTCATCAAACGACCGACCAGTCCGCCCGGATTGCTGGTCTTGGTCACCTGCGCCGCGCTGCTAGCCTTCAGCCCGCCTCCCTCCGGCTTGCACAAAAACGCCTCGAGGCCGCTCCTGCTCACGTACGGGGCGCCCTGCCGGGTCTCCGCCCCGCTTGCCCACCATGCCCTCTCGAACGTGGCGCGATGCCCTTCGGTGACCTTGTCGCCCTTGGAGCGCGCGGCCGGCGCCTGCTCAGAGATCATCACCGCAGACGATACTGGCAGGCCGTCTTCATCAATCCACCCGGGGATTTCAACCTTCAACAAAGCGCAATGTACATCAGGCAACATCTCGGCGTCCTTGGACTTCTTCTGTGCAATGGTAATAACGCTGTCGTCAGTCTGAGACCGCGAGACCGAGTGCTCGCCATCGAGGGCACCGCGCCATGCAGACGAACCTCGGGCGCGGCCCTTGTTGTCTTCGTTGTTGCCCGTGTGGTGGACCAAGAGCACCGAGCACGAGAACGCGGC